CCTCAGCCATTTTAAATAATTCTTGAATCAAAGGTTGGTACTCTTTTTTCTTGTCCATATCTGTTTTGCTGTGCCACCCAAATCCAGAGTTTGTTTTACTCTCTCCTTTAGGATCAGCTTTACGCCACGCTTTAATATGTTTTAATAGATATTTATTTAAATTTTTAAAATCAGGTATATCTTTGAAGTAAACGGGAGTAGGAAATAATATCTTTCGTTGAAGTTGACTCATTTAAATGGCGGTCCTCCAAACCACATTACCATAGATCTTCTAATCCCTTTCTTAACAGGTGCAACTTTGTGTCTTAAAAAAGACGCAAAGAATATGGCTTGTCCTTGTTTAAAGTCTAATGGTTTTTGATCACCACCAGCGTCTGAAAACATAAGTTCTCCTCCAGTAAAATCTTTAGGGTCTGATAATAAACATGTCATTGAAATTTTTCTAATAGGATGTTCACCATTTTGACCAAAAGCATTTAAGTCCATATGCCAATCATAAAAGCCACCTTTAGGATATTCTGTAAATTGTGCTGGCTCTGTTAATCTAATACCATCAAACATGAAGTGATTTAAATTAACTTTGGATATTTGATTTTCAATAACCTTATACATCTGAGGTAATTTTTGAAAAGGTATCCAACTAATTGTTGTAACTCTTTTTTTAGTATCATGCTTGCCACCTTTTCCACCACCAACTTTAGCTTGTTCGGGTTTACAAGAATGACCAGCATTAATAATTAGCTGACATTGTTCAGGTGTAAATAATGGTTGAGTTGTAGTAGCAACATAAGACTGCCATGGTGGCATAAAAGTTATCATTCGTTCTGTCCTCCTGCTGTTCTACTTGCTACTGGATTATAATCTACATCACAGTTGCAAACTAAAGTTCTTCTTTTTTCTTTTGTAGAATTAAAAGGATAAACGCAGTGTCTCATGTCATAAGGAAAAATATAATAATCTCCAACTTTCATATTAGGTGAATAATCTGTTTTAGCAAATTGACCTCCAGCTGCACCTATAATTTGTAATCTACCATTCATCGGTTTATCAGGAGCTGAATATTCTACGCCTGTTTCTTCTGGTAACTTTAAACACATTACAGAAGATAGACCTGAATAAAGTTTACCTTGATGAATATGCACAGGATTATATTCATGAGCTTTCATTTCATTAACCCAAATAGAATTTATTGATCTTTTATTTGGACCAATCTTATTCCATGCAAGATAATGATTAAACATATAATCAAACCACATTAATATATCTTGTGATAAAAAATTATGCTGGGTCATCTTATCATTGTTAGGACCAGAATAATGTAAAGACACTTCGTCTTTTATTTTACCTACTAATTGTCTATTAGCTTTAGGTAATTGTTTTTTTCTATTTTGGTATATATCATTTAAACTATTAAAAATTTCTGGAGGGACTGAATATTTTAAAACAGTTTGACCTAAATAAACAAAGTCAAATTTCATAAATTATTTTTGTGTTAGTCTCTCCTTTTTCTTTCCATTTAATAGTTCACCAGAATTCTTAACTCTTTTTAATGTATCTAATTGCCCCATAACATTAAACACTTCAGGTTGTGATGTTCCTGGAGTAATCGTTTTTCTTTGCTCTTCAAGTCTTAATAAATAAGAATCAGCTTGATGGGTATTAACATCTTTATCATCAAAGGAATTATCATGAAATTCTTTTTTAAGTTTAGACCATGTAGCTACTTCTCTCATTCTATGTTTAGCGACAAGTTCCATACTCGCTTTACCATATAATTTCTCTTCAAGTTCAACTTGTTTTAATTCTTTTTCTAGAGGATCTTTTTCTTTTTTAATATCACGTTCTAGTTTTTTAATTTCCACATCATTTTTTCTAGCATCAAATGATAAGTGAACTAAGTTCTCAAAGTGTGTATTCTGTTCTCTAACAGACTGCCAATATTTAGCAGCTCTTGTTGGATATTTATTATCAGATAATACAGAAAATCTCATTTCTGTTTCTGTTCTAAACATCTGTTTCTTCATCCAAGTATCTTGGAGTTCAGGTATTAATTTCTTAAAACTTTTAACGTCTTCCTTATCTAATATATTAGTTAAATACTTAGACTCAGTCTCAAGTTTAGTTGTTATATTACGTTTTTCATTTGTCATATTTTCTCCTTATATTATATTATACTGCTTTTAAGGGAAAAAGTCAAGTATTTATTAATCGGTACCAAACGTTTTAGTTGCAAAAGGAACTGTCCATTCTTCTGTAGAATTAACCATTGTAGAACCTTGTGATCCTCCTGCCATTAAACTAGATGTTGAACCTGTATTAGCAGTAGATGAACCTCCCTCTCTTCCTGTTGAAAGATCAGCTATTTCAGTCCAAGAACTACCATTCCAAGATTCAGTTATAGCATATTGCGTGGTAGAAGGATAATCAGTTCCTGCAAATGCTATGGAAGAATTACCATCTCCTGATCCTACTACTCTATATCTAGCACTATTTACATTTGCAACCTCTGTCCATGCTGAGCCATTCCATTCTTCTACGTTTACAGTTGATGTTGTTGGACTTCCAGTTAATCCACTTGCTATTAAAGCTGAAGTTTGATTCCCACTTACTGCTGCTAAAGATCTAGGAGCATTTAAAGTAGCCTGTGCTGTCCAATTTGTCCCATCATAAAAAACATTATTTGTTGTTTTTCCACCAGCTCCAGGAGAAATTTGTCCACCAACAACCATACCAGCTGTTGCTGTTCCAGCTCCTTGCATTAAATTATCTGTTGTTGCTGGCATATTAGTAACTTCTGTCCACGAACTACCATTCCAAGATTCATTTGATGCTACTCGACCTGGTGCTGTAGGAGAATTTCCGCCTACAAAATTTGCTGCAGTTTGTGAACCAAAACCTCCACCTTCTGATCTAGAATCATTTACTTCAGCAATTTCAGTCCAAGAAGTTCCATCATAAGATTCTACTTCATTCTTTGTTCCTCCTGGATCATATCCAGCTATTGATAAAGCGGCAGTTTGTGTACCTGCTCCTGTATTAAAACCTCGAGCTGTATTTAAGCTACCACCAGTTGACCAAGCACCTGTTCCTTTAGCCTGGTATCCTTTCATAACCGTATCGGTATTGGCTGCAGTTTTAATCCAAACTTGTCCTTCTTGTACTGCGGGTGTTGATGGGAAAGACCATTCTTCTGTTGCAGCACTTAACCCAGAACCACCTGCAAAAGCTGCCAATGTAGAAGTTCCTAAACCTCCTCCTGCAGCTCTAGCTGTAGATAAGTTTGCAACTTCTGTCCATACAGAGCCATCAAAAGATTCTGTATGCGCTACAGCTGGAGGTTCACCGCCAAAACCTAAAGCTTGAGAATTAGTTCTGTCAAAACTAGATGCTCCAAGTTCTCTTCTAGCTGTGTTTAAAGTACCTGTTTGTGTCCAAGCCGAACCATCGTAAAGTTCTGCTTGAGCGTGTTGACCTCCTGGTGATGTTCCTCCAAAAACTATTCCTGATGTCACAACTCCAGCAGCTCCCATCCTGTCTCTTGTTGTATTTATATTATTTCCTGTTCCCCATGAACTACCATTCCAATCATAACCAGTGTTTACGGCAGCGTTAGGTGAAACACCATAGCTGTAACCACCTACGTAAAAAGCTGATGTTGAAGTTCCAGCGCAACCACCTCTTTCAGTACCCGCTGGCAAATCTGCAACTTCCGTCCATGCTGAGCCATTCCAAGACTCTGTTTCTGCTTTGTTAGGAGCACCACCCACTACAAATCCCGATGTAGAAGTATTTCCAAAACCCTCTAGTCCATATCTTGTTGTATTAATTTCAGCTATCTCTGTCCAACTAGTGCCGTCATATTGTTCAACACTATTTACAGCTGTGCTTGTTTCACCACCAGCAACTAATCCAGCTGTTTGTGATCCAAAAGAACCTGTGTATTGTCGAGCAGTATTCATATTGTTACCAGTTGCCCATGCTCCAGCATAAACGATTGGATCAGTATCTGTAACTTTTATTGTGTATCCTTTTATTTCTTTGTACTCAGCCATATTAATCTGTTATTGTTAAATTTGTTATTGAAGAAGGTATATTCCATTCTTCTGTGCTTGCTACAATTTCTGATGTATAACCACCAGCAGCAAGTGCGCTGCTTGAGCTTTGTCCTGAGCTTGAAGAACCATATCTTGTAGTACCTAAATTAGCTACTTCAGTCCAAGTGCTTCCATTCCATTGTTCGGTGTTTGCTGTATTACCAGGAGGACCTAAATATCCTCCAAAAACTACAGCTGAAGTAGATATTCCACTTGATCCTAAATATGATCTAGCTGTGTTTAAATCTGTTGTTTCAGTCCAAGAACTTCCGTCCCAAACCTCTACTTGTGCAAGATAAGCTGGTCCTGTATATCCACCTATGTGTATTGAAGACGTACTTGTTCCAGCTATTGTTCCATAGGACTTTGCTGTATTTAAGTCACTAACTTCTGTCCAACTACTTCCATCCCAAGTCTCTGTGTAAGCTCTATGTGCACTATCATAACCTCCTGCAGCGATTGCTGCTGTATTAGTTAACCCTGCTCCTCCAAGACTTTCTCTAGCACTATTTAAATCTGCAACTTCTGTCCAGGAACTTCCATCCCAAGTTTCTGTTTCATCAAAATCAACTCCTGGTCCTGAACCTCCACCAAAAGCTAAAGCCGCGGTTTGTGTGCCGGCTCCACCTAACCTATAACCTCTTGTGGTATTTAAATCGCTTACTTCGGTAAACGAAGTGCCATCATAGGATTCTGTGATCTCTGTTGTAACTGCTCCTGGAGAAAGATTACCAGAAAAAACTAAAGATGCTGTTTGAGTTCCAACTCCTGTTAATTGATCTCTAGCAGTATTTAAACTACCTCCAGATTCCCATGCACCTGTACCATAATCTGTTAATGTAACTTTCATGTCGCCTGTATCTGTACGATAAAACATTTGACCTTCGGTTACTATTGAATCTGTTATTTGTGCTGCTGTAAATTCTTCTACTAAATTTGCAGGAGAAGGTTCTCCATTGGTTCTTAACGCAACGCCCGCTGATCCACCACAGCCTCCTTGATAAGCTGGGGAACCTGTGCCTAAATCCGCAAGCTCAGTCCAACTAGTTCCATTCCAATGTTCTGTTTTAGCTGAAGCACCTGGGTTTTCATTTCCAGCAAATATTAATGCATTTGTGTTTAATCCAGCGCCTCCTGTACCAAATCTACCTGTATTTTGATCTGTTGTATTTGACCACGAAGTTCCGTCCCATTCTTCAACTTTAGCTTTAGTAGGGTTTCCTGCTCTACCTGTTGCTAAAGCTGCTGTTTGTGTTCCAATACAAGCTGAACCATATCCAGCGTTATTTAAATCATTTAATTCTGTCCAACTTGTGCCATCCCAACTTTCAGTGTTGTCTTGGTTTGTTGTGCTTGGTGCGTATCCCATGAAAACTAAACCTGCAGTCTGAGTCCCTGCACCTCCAGCATCAAGAGTTTCGGTGTTCAGATTAGTTCCTTCAGTCCAAGTAGTTGAATTCCAAAATTCTACATTTACTGTTGCACCAGGGGGTCCTCCTCCAGCTGCAAAAGTTGCAGTTGTACTTCCTCTAACAGAAGGTGCCATACCGCCTATGGCATCATTCATATCGTTAACTTCTGTCCAAGAAGTACCGTCGTAAGTTTCTGTATTCGCTACAGGAGTTGTTGTTTGACCACCTCCAACTATTGAAGCTGTTTGTGTGCCTGTTGTCGATGCGCCTTGTCTACTCGTATTTAAATTATTACCACTAGTCCATGTAGCACCAGCAACACCTGCCACTAATGGATCAGATGTCCTATTTTGAATAGTTTGTCCTTTTATAGTTTTAAATTCTGCCATGAGGATTTTACTATGGTAATGTTATATCTGTTGGTCTTGAGTATCTAGCTTTGTATTCATCAGACTCTGCATCATAAGCGGCTTGTGCTGCTGTTATTTCTGCATCAACAATAGCTTGAGCTTCAGCTTTAGTTTTTTCAACACCAGCTACTCTACCTATCCATCTACCACCATATACATTATCTTCAGTAATCCAAACATCACCAGGGAAGCCTTCAATATGAAACATTTTTCTATCTTCATGACGAATAAATGAATCACCGTTAGCGTTCTTTCCCCAATTTGCTTTTACACTGTATTTGTATGCCATAGTTTATCCTCCTTTTCTTTGTTATAAATTATTTTTAACTTGTTGTCACGGTTTTTACTGAATGAGAAAAAGTCCATTCTTCTGTCGCTGCAGTCAATGGAGTAGTGCTACCACCTGCCAAAGCTGCTGATGTAGTAGTTCCTAAACTTCCTCCTGAATGTCTAGCTGTAGATAAGTTTGCAACCTCTGTCCAAGAAGAACCGTCCCAAGATTCTGTATTTGCTGTGACGGGGGTTCCTCCAAAAGCTAAAGCTGGTGAGTTAGTTCTTTCAAAACTAGCCGAACCCCTATGACCTGCTGTAGTATTCATATCAGACACCTCTGACCAAGACGAACCATCATATAGTTCTGTTTCATTATGTTCACCAAAAGGAGGTCCTGATGTTCCTCCAAAAATTATTCCTGATGTCAAACCTCCAGCACCTGCAAGGTTATATCTAGCTGTATTTATATTACCACCACTGGTCCAATTTGTTCCATCCCACTCATAAGTAACATTTGTCTGACCAGCAGGTGCAGCATATTTATAACCACCTGCGAAAAAAGCTGCCGTTGAAGTTCCGGCACAACCACCACTTTCAGTACCTGCACCTATATCATTTACTTCAGTCCAACTACTTCCATTCCAAGATTCAGTTTCTGTTTTACCTGAATCTGCAGCTCCTAATCCACCGCCTACCACAAATCCAGATGTAGAACTATTTCCAAAACCTTTTAGGTAATATCTTGCTGTATTTATGTCAGCTATCTCTGTCCAACTAGTTCCATCATACTGTTCAACAAGAACTGAAGCTGTGGATATCTCACCACCTGCTACTAGTCCTGCCGTCTGTGTTCCAAAAGAACCAATCCTTGCTCTTGCAGTATTCATATTGCCACCTGAACTCCAAGCTCCAGCTCCTAAACCTAAAAATTCATAATCACCATTAGATGAATTATAATAAATTTCACCTGCCGCTTGAGGATAGGTTGTGGGTTGTGTGCCCGACTTAACTTGAACAGTCGTGCCCTTAATATCTTTATAGTTAGCCATTACTTATCTTTCAATAACCAACCTTGAGTAGAATCAACATAAACTAAAGTAAATGCCGATCTTTCAACTGCAACTGTTAAATCTTCTGCAGTTCCCATAATTGGTTGTGAATTTCTTCCTACTGTTAAGTTGTTTGTATCAAAAGTTCCAGCATAATCAGTAAGAGTAACCTCATCTCCTAAACTTGGTGACGAAGGAAGTGTTGCTGTAAACGCTGAAGATGTTGTATTACAAAAATATCCTTCACCAGCAACTGCTGTAAAGTTTGAAGTCTTAATAGCTTGCCAAGATGTACCACCTGAGTTATCTGCCCAAGCAATTGTTCCTGATCCATTTGTAACTAAAATCTGATCTGCACTTCCGTCTGCTGTTGGAAGCGTCATAGCTGTTGTACCAAAACCTATAGCATCTAAGTAAGCAACTCCATCAATATATAAGTTTTTATATTCAGCTCCAGATGTTCCTAAATCCACATCATTATCTGTTTGTGGTCCTAGTACACCGTCTGATACATATACTTGCTCAGCATTTGCTGCATAAAAATGAATTTCATTAGCAGTTTCAAAATCTACTTTTGTTTCATCATCTTCACCAATTTTAATATCTGTTGCTAATAAAGATGTAATTGTTGTTTGTGCTGCACCTAACGCAAAGTCTAAAGTATTATCCCCATCTTCATAAGTAACTGCAATACCTGTTTCAGTATTAGAGCTAACCATTGCACCAACTGTATCTGCAATTGTTTCTGCTAAAGTAACACCACCAATTGTTAATGCATCTGTTTCTAATGTTCCATCGACATCTACATCACCAGAGATATCTAATTCTGTTGCTATAATTTTGTTATTAAATGTAGCTGCACCTGCTTCACTACCATCAAGAGTAAGCATAGTAATATCAGAACTATTATCTGTACCTTTGAATATAATATCTGAATCATTTGCCGCTGCATCAATTGTAATATCACCAGAAGATGTTGTAAGATTAACTGCTGAATCGCCTGCTGTTAAATCATCTGCTGCTGAAGATACACCACTTGTAAAATATGTTTTAAATGTTGCGGCACTAGTCATTCTCATTGTGCCACCATCATTGTGAAGAATACCGTCTGCGTCTGCAACTGCTGTAGTACCTCTTGCAGTACCACCATCTATTAAATTAATTTCTGCTGCTGTTGCACTTATATTAGTTCCACCAATATCTAATGTTGTTACAGAAACTTCACCTGCAACTGTAGCAATTCCATCTGCTAATGTAATTAAATCAGTATCATCAGTATGACCTATTGTTGTACCATTAACAATTACATTATCTACTGTAAGTGTAGTTAAAGTTCCTAAAGAAGTAATATTAGATTGAGCAGCTGTTGTTACTGTAGCTGCAGTCCCTGATACATTTCCTGTTACATCACCTGTTAAAGGTCCTGCAAAAGCATCTGCCGTTACTGTACCATCAAAGTATGCATCTTTAAATTCTAAAGAAGCAGTACCTAAGTCTACATCATTATCTGTTACAGGAGCTAAAGCACCATCAACTAACTTAATTTGATCTGCACCTGAAGCTCTAAATATAATATTATTATCAGTAGCAAAATCTATATCATTATCTGAATCTCTTCCTATAACTAAACTTGTATTTGTAATTGAAGTAAATACTGTTTGTGCTGCCTCTAAAGCAAAATCTATATTATCATTAGATGTATCATATGTAACTGCAATACCTGTTTCAGTATTACTAGAAAGCATATTTGTTCCAACTGTATCTCTAATATATGTTGCTAAAGCTGTACCATCTACAGTAATAGCGTCTGCTTCTAAAGTACCATCAATATCTGCATCACCAGAAATGTCTAACGTAGCTGCATCTAATTCACCTGATAAGGTGATATTAGTGGCACCTGTAATAGCACCATCCATAGCAACTGCACCATTAATATCTATTGTAGTTGCATTAATTTCTATTTCAGTATCCGATACTAAATCTAATACACCATCTGCTGATTGGTGTATATATGTTCCTGTATCACCAAATAATAATTTCTCTGTACTATTCATTAGGACTTCATCGGAGAATTTAAAGTAATCCTCGTCTTCCATCCATGTAAGTAAGCCATCAGCTGTTTCACCATCAAAGGTTACAGCTATATCTGTACCAGAAGTACCATCACCGATAGTGATTGCAGTTCCTAATAATTTTGTAATTGGTCCACCTTCTGCAGATGTACCATCATGTGTATGCCCTGTTGATGCTACAAAAGCGGCAAGAAGTTGATCAAATTCATTATTAAGATCTGATGCTTCAATAACTGCACCGTCTGTAATGCCTGATGAACTTTGTCTAGTATATGTTGCTCCCATTATCTTCGTCCTCCTGGTACGAACTCTAATTGAAATCCTCGGATTGACCAAGGAAGATTTGTACTTGTATCTGTTATTTTAACTGCAACAGCAAATCCTGATCCTTCAATAGATTTTCTTGTTATTGGTAAATCTCCCTGACCAAAAGCTGCTGATCCAAATTTTCCTGTTCCATAATAAGCTCCACTACCTGATGATGATAAACTAATTAAACTCGGTTGAGGAGTACTTATATCATTATAATTATATTGTAAATATAAACTAGCACTAACTTCACCTTCAGGTTTCCAGTTTAAATTTATTCTTTCCATTGACTTTCTAATACCTGGATCACCCATTGTCATATCTGGCGATCTGTAAGTTGAATCAAGAGCATCAGTTGTACTTGCTCTTGTCCATACATTTCCTGATTCTTGTTTATAAATATAACCATCATACCCACCTGATACAATCGTTTCAGTATTATCTATATAGTCTGAATCACAACAAGAAACTTTTAATCCTTTTATATCTGCGTATTCGTACCCTAATTGTCCACTATTAGGATTTACTTTAATTACTGCTATAATTCCTCTTGAACTATCTTCTGCCCCATCTGTGGGATAAAATAAACGGTACTGTGATTTATTTCTTATTACTAATGCAGTAACATTTGTATATGTAATATCATTAATTCTATCTTGAATTTGTTTTGAAATAGTACCAAGTTCAACGTCACCAATTCTTGCTGTACCTGCAATCGTTCTTAATCCATCTGCTGATAAAAATATAATATCTCCACCAATCTCTTGAATAGAATGATGTGCTATTGTACCAACGTTTTTAGCAACTTCAGCTAATGCAAAATTACTTGAACTAGTTCCTGTTATTTTATAAATTTTTCTTTGGCAAAAAATAAATAAAGAATCCCTAAATACTTTTAATCCTGTAACAACATCGCCAACTTTAATCTCTCCTGCTCCTGTATCAAAATCATCTTCTGTATATGGTCCTGAAAAAATAATACTATGTGTAGCATTTGACATTCCTCCATAGAACATATGGTTTGCAAATGACTTTACAAACTTAGGATTTGTTGGGGCAGTACCACCGCCTGTTGCGTTTATAATATCTTCAGTATAACTTGTATCTAAAGTAAATGCAGCAGCTTGTCCTGTTGCAATTATAATTTTATTAGTGCCGTTATAATTAAATTTATCAAAATCGTATGTATAAGTTGCACCTTTGCTTGTTGCTCTTGAGGTCCATGATCCTGAAGTTGTTCCTGTAGAAACTGTCCCACCTCGTGCTACAACAATTATTCCATTAAAGATTGCAGACATTTGAATTCTTTCTGAGGAAGCGGAAACCTGTGGTACAATTGTAGAATTATATTTTGTAGTACCATTAATACGTCTATAACCACCTTCAGTTGATGGTTCAAAATTAGTTAATTGTAATGCTTCACCAGGCTGCATATTATATACATCCTTATTTAATACTAATCCTCCTCCACAACTTGCTGTATACGGAGATATTTGTGAAACATCAGGCATTTATTAATCCATTTGAAAAAGTTCAGCGTCTATTATATCAATTTGATCCTGATTCTTATTAGCAATTGCCTCTTCTTTTAACTGCATAAGTTGAGTAATACGACTAGAACTTAATTTTGCTTGTTTATTTTTAGCATAGTTCATATTATCTTCAGCAGAATTTTTTTCATCTGCTATTCTTTTTTTATATGCTGACATTGTTTTGTTTTCAATCTCAACTCTATCCTTATTTAGTGCCATATTATTCTTTGCTCCCTTTTTTTAATAATCTTCTTTCAGCTGGTGTTAGGTAATCATACATAGGTCCTTTAAGCTTTTTAATTGATTTAAAGTCTCCTTTATCCCTTAATCTTTTTAATAAAAGTATTTTACCTATATCAAATACTTTTGGATTGTTATTAGCAACCTTTTGAATTTCTTCTTTTTTATTTTTATAATTTAAATTATCTTCTGAATTTTTTTTCAGTGCCATAAATTTACTATCCTACTGTTGTTCCGACATTTGTCACAATACTTTCTGTAACAACGTCTGTTCTCATATAATTTGCATGAGTACCATAATCTGTTTTTAATAATTTTAATTTTCTTTGATAATCTCTATCAGCTAATTGAGCATGCTGAGGATCTGATCTTAGCATATATACATAGTATTTTGCTCTGTCTACAATTAATGATCCGAATCTATCAGGTAATCCCATATTGTCACCATGTGCTGACAAATCAGTATGGGTTGTGTAATAGTCGTAACTTACTGTATACTCACCTTCTCCTGGAATAGGACTTACAATAAAAGAACCATAATCAGGCTTTCTAATTATTCTTGCAGGAACTCCGTAAGCACTACTATTATTTACATCATCAGCAGGTTTATGTGATTGCAAGTATGCATCATAAGTAACATTAGTTAATTTAACAGGTGATATATCACTTCTCGAAATTCTTATATAATCTACATCTAATTGTACACCATCTGATTCTACATAGACATAAGATGTTTGTGCTGTAGCCGTAAATGTAGTATCTAATATATCACCTTCTCTAAAATTAGTTACTGCTTTTGTTGTATTTAAATTCTGTGTTCCGCCTGCCGATGTTCCAACTCTAACAATCAATGCACTTGATGAACTATTTGGACTTAAAACTCTAACTTGTATTTTATAAGTTTTATTTACTGTAGTATTAATAGCTTGATAAGCCGCTGCATCATTTAAATTTAATCTACCATTACCACTTGAAGTGTAAGATGGTGATCCATCTCCAGTAGTCCAACTAGTTATATTAGAAGTAAATTCCCCGTTAGTAACTAGTTCTGTTGGCTTTAAAAAAAAAGACTCAAAGTCTACTCTCCGCATATCGGCTGGAAAAGTGTATTCCCCATCACCTGCGGTGAGAGCTTGAGTCGTTGATGAATGCAATAAAGGAAGCTCAGCTCCTTCATTATAAATGTCATGAATAGCCTTATTAATAAAATCTTTAACAGCCGTTTGAATACCACGACTACTAGAAAATGTAGTTGATGTTAATTCAACTTCATTTAATTCTCTTAAGATTTGATTTGATAAAGTTAAATAAGTTGTAGCCATTAATTATTATCCTTATGATTATCTTGTTCAAACTGTTCTAGTCTAATTAATAGACGTTTGATGCGTGCTTCTGCATCCTCTAGTTGTTTCTTTAAATCTATAATCTGACTTTTTAAAGCTAGATTATCTGATTTATACTCTGAAATTATAT